GGCTGATCCCCACCACGTTTGATGTTCGCTCCGAGCAGATCACTTCGCGGCAATCAGAGGAAGTCATGCTGCGCGTGGCGTTTGCAGCTGACGGGCATATCCCGGCCAAAGGGCGTCGGGTGAGTATGGTTTTGCGGAAAGATCGCAAGAAGGACCGGCTGCGCAGCTTGCTGCAGGGTCTCGGCATGCACTGGGACGAGTTCACGTACCCGGCACGACCTACGGAGACCGTGTTCAAGTTCGAGTGGCCTGAAGCTGGCAAGAGCTTGGATTTCGTCTATACCTTGCCTTGCGAGCTGCTGCAGGTCGTGGTGGACGAGTGCCTGCACTGGGACGGGCTGTACGATCATGCCGAGCGAAGATTTTATTCGACCGACAAGACAAATGCCGACGCCATTCAGTTCGCGGCTCATGCTTGCGGGTTCAGGGCCAGCATCAAGGCGTACGACGACCCTCGGAGCGCCGGGTGGAAAACACTGTATACTGTGAGCATTCGCAACCTCGGATCACCCAAGAACGAGGCGTATGTGCGGGAGCACACACAAATCGGCAAGCGCGAGGCGCCGGATGGGTACAAGTATTGCTTCACCACATCGACCGGTTTTTTCGTAGCGCGGTGCAGAGACACCGTGTTCGTCACCGGTAACTCAGGCAAGACCACGGCTATCTTCTTCAAGCTCATCTACATGGCGCAGCTGCAGCAGCCGGGGCCGGACGGCATCAGGCGGTCGCGGGCGGTGGTTGTGCGGAACACCATGCCCCAGCTGCGGGACACCACCATCGTGTCGTGGAACTACTGGTTCGGTGACGTGGAGTGCGAGGTGTTGTTCCGGGCTCTCGACACCCCGGACGACATTGCACGGGTGCTGTCGCTGGAGGTCACTTTCGCGCTGCTGGATGAATTTGTGCAGATCCCGCGCGAGATCGTGGATGCCCTGTCGGCGCGTCTCGGGCGTTACCCCTCGGCCAAGGATGGCGGGGCCACTAACTGGGGCATGTGGGGCTCGTCCAACCCCGACACCGAGGATAACTGGTGGTACGACTACCTCCACTACGACCTGCCGGAGAACGCGCAGTATTTCCTGCAGCCCTCGGGGTTCGACCCCGACGCGGAGAACATCGAGAACCTGCCGGGCGGGCAGGACTATTATACCAACCAAGCCAAGGGCAAGAAGCCGGCATGGATCAAGCAGTTTCTCGAGGCCGAGTGGGGGTTCAGTGCATCCGGGCGGCCGGTCATACCCACGTTCAACCCCGACATTCACGTGACGCACAAGCCGGTAGGGTTCGATGCGCACAGCCCGCTGGTGGTTGGCTTCGACCCGGGGATCGGTGGGTCGGCTTTCATCCTCGGGCAGCAGGATCTGTGGGGGCGGTTGCACGTGCTGGGGGAGCTTATCCAGACCGACATGGGGGCCGAGAGGCTTATGGAGGAGCGGCTGCTGCCTTATATTCGCAAGCGGTTCGGGGATGCGGACATTATCATGGCGCCTGACCCGCAGGCAGGGGCGCGGGCCCAGTCGGACGAGCGCACTATCGTCGACATCATGAAGAAATACGGTGTCAGGGTCAAAACGGAGAGTAACAACCGCCTGCCACTGCGGCTCAACGCCATCGAGCACTACACAACCCGGCTGACGGAGATGGGAGCGGCCCTCATTATCGACGCCAAGTACTGCCCCACGCTCATCCGGGCGCTCAAGGGCGGGTGGCGCTACGAGCTGGATCCCAAGAAGGGTGATGTCGTGAAGGGTGCATCGCCGGAGAAAAACGGTTATTCTCACCCGGGAGACGCGTTCGGATACCTGTGCAGGCACTTCCAGAGGGACGCAGACAGAGAAGCACGAGCCATGAGCAGCCTTGGACGCAAGTTCAAACCACCCCGCTCATTCGGCAACGCGTACCACGCGAGGTAAGACATGGCTGAGGAACAGATGCTGCCGCCCACCGTCGCCATCAGCGACGAGGACGCGCCCACCAAGAAAATCACGGCGCAGCAGCTGCAGAGGCTTGGGCGCAACCTGTCCAAGCTGTTCGAGCAGTACGAGAGCGACCGGCGGTTCGCCGAGGAAAAGTGGCTGCGCAACCTGCGGCAGATCCTCGGTATCTACGACCCCGAGGTCGAGCGGACCATGAACTCCAAGAAGTCCCGGGCTTACCCGCGCATCACGCGGGTCAAGTGCACATCGGTGCTCAGCCGGTTGATGAACCTCATGTTCCCGGGCAATGAGCGCAACTGGACGCTCAAGGCGTCACCTAACGCCGAGATGGACCCGGAAGACGTGCAGGAAGCCATCCAGCTGGCCATGCAGCAGGGCGAGAAGGCGGGCCTTAAAAATCAGGGTCTGACCGAGGAGCTGGTGCAGCAGGCGGTGCAGGATCTGGCGGAAGCGCGGGCCGAGGCACTGTCCCGGCTGCTGGACGACCAGCTGCAGGAGCTGGGCGGCGACCAGACCTCCGACTACGTACGGCTCAATCGCAAGGTGGCCAAGAGCGGGATCGACTACGGGATCGGTTACCTGCGGGGGCCATACGTGCGCCAGAAGGAGCTGACCCGGTGGACCGTCAACCCGCGGACGCGGCAGCCCATGCCCCTCGTGGAGCGGGAGTTCAAGCCACAGTTCGAGTTCATGCCGGTGTGGGACGTCTACATCGACATGTCCGCGCGCACGCCCGAGGAAGCGGACGGATACTTCCTGCGGTTCGTCATGAGCAAGTCGCAGGTGCGGCGCCTTGCCGACCGGGACGACTTCTTCGAGAACATGGTCAAGGAGATCATCAAGCGGCACCCCCGGGGCAACTACAGGCCCAAGGGCTTCGAGACCTCGCTCAAGAACATGGGCGTGGCCGAGAACGTCAAGGCCACCGAGGAGCCCCCCATCGGCAAGTTCGAGGTGCTGGCATATCACGGCCCTGTCGATGCCAAGCAGCTCATCGAAGCCGGGGTGGACGTGCCCGAGGATAAGCGTGCCGACGAGATCGATGCCGAGGTGTGGATGATCGAGGGCCAAGTGATCAAGGCCGACATCAACGCATGGGCCAAGCTGGGCGTGGAGATGCGCCAGCTGCACTCTTTCGTGTTCGACGAGGATGATACCAGCCCGCTTGGCAATGGCATGCCGGACGCGATGCGGGATAGCCAGATGGCTATCTCCGCGGCTTCGCGCATGCTGCTGGACAACGCCTCGGTTACCTGTGGACCCAACCTCGAGGCTAACCTCGACCTGCTGGTCAACGACCAAGACCTCACCACCATCGAGGCTGACAAGATCTGGTACCGGGAGGGCACGGGCGCTGACGCTAACGTGCCGGCACTGCGGCCGGTGTCTATCAACAGCCATGTCCCGGAGCTGCTGAACATCATTAGCACTTTCCGCGAGTTCGCAGACGACGAGACGTTTGTCGGTCCGGCGACGGGTGGCGACATGGAGCGGGGCTACTCCGAGCCCATGCGCACGGCCGCGGGCGCGTCCATGCTGCGGGGCGACGCGGCGCTGCCGTTCAAGGATATCGTGAGGAATTACGACGCGTTCACGCAGAGCCTCATCCAGTCCATGGTGCTGTTCAATCGCAAGTTCAATCCGGAGAAGACCCCCGAGGCGGACTACAATATTATCGCGCGCGGGGCGACCAGCCTGATCGCCAAGGAAATTCGGGGTATCCAGATCGACCAGCTGTCGGCCACGCTGACGCCGGACGAGCGGATGTATGTTGACGACCGCAAGCTGGTGGAGCAGAAGTTCAAGACGCGGGATCTGGAAGACATGCTGGTGTCGCCGGCGATCGCTGAGCGCAGGCTGCAGGCTCGTCAGGAGCAGCAGGCGGCTGAGGATGAGCGTCGTGAGGAAATGGTCAAGGCCGAGATCCGCAAGACGCTGTCCGACGCATTCAAGAATATCACTCAGGGTCAGAAGAACTCGGCTGCGGCGGATGCCGAGATGGTTCAGGCGGCCCTGTCCGTGCTGGTAGAGGGAGGCAAACTTGATCTCGAAGAACAAAAGGTCATTGAAGCAAGTGCAGCGCGACGAGAGTCTGGACCTGCTTCGCAGTCGCAAGGAGAGCCCCGAAGTTCAGGCGCTGCTTAACTATCTCGAGTTCGAGCTCGAGAAGAAGCAGCGGGAGCTGATGTCGCTCTCAGGAGAAGAATTGAAGTGGGCGCAGGGGCAGGCCCAGAACCTTGACGAGTTTCTGCGCCGGCTGAACCGCCAACCGACACCTAACGCGAAGGAGGAATAAATGGCTGATGGAGCAACACAAAAAGCCGAAGATCTTGATCCCATGGCTGCTTTCGAGGCGGCGTTTTCGGACTTCTCTGAGCCCGGTGAGGCTGACGGAGACGAACCGCGCGCCAAGCCCGTGGCCGAGGAAGAACCCGTTCAGCCTGCTGAAGCCGAGGAGCCCGAGGAAGGTGTCGAGGCTACCGAAGGCGTAGATCCCGAGGAGGGTGTCGAGCCGGAGGGTGAGGAGCCTGAAGGTGAGGAGCCTGAAGGTGCCGAGGCTGCTGAGGCTGAGCCGTCCAAGGAGGAGCCCAAGGAGGAACCCAAGTCGTCCTCTGCGGATGAGCTGATCGATCGGCTCTCCCAGCTGATGCAGGATCAGCAGCCCAAGGAGGAGCCCAAGGCTGAGAAGAAGGAGGAGACGCAGGAGGAAGCCCCGCTCTACTCCGATGAGGAGCAGCAGCTTCTCGATCAGTACCAGAAGGATTGGCCGGACGTGGCGCAGGCGGAGCAGCTGATGCGCCGCGGCGAGTACCGGCAGATCGTCCAGTATGTGTTCTCTGAGATTGCCAAAGAGCTGCAGCCGCTGATCGAGCAGGTTCAGGCGGTTTCGCAGCATACGCATCTCTCGCAACTGCAGGAGCGCGTCTCGGATTACGAGGATGTTCGCGACAAGGTCGTGGACTGGGTCGGGACGCAACCTGAGTATTTGCAGAACGCATATAATCATGTTATTGCTGAAGGAACGGCTGATGAGGTCGCTGACCTCATCGACCGGTACAAGCGGGAAACCGGTCAGCATACCCAGCCGGAACCCCCGCAAAAACAGGATACTGAGCTGCCATCGACCACCAAAAAAGCGGCTGCGTCATTGGCTCCAGTCAGGTCCAAGCGTTCGGCGATCCCTCAAACTGAGGACGCAAACGACTTCGACTCTGCGTTCGAGCGGTTTGCCGGCAAACTTTGAACCGTTGCTCAGGAGCTAAAAAATGCCTGTCACGACCACCTACGGAGATATCTCCCCCGCTGTTGCCGCCTACTCGGTGGTGCAGATGCTGAAGCGGGCGATGCCCTACCTCCAGCTCGAGAAGTTCGGCCAGACCTACGCGCTGCCGACGAACTCGACCCAGACGGCGAAGTTCCGTCGCTACTTCCTCAGCGGCACGACCGGCTCGGCCGGTACGGGCTCGGGTGACTTCTACATCCCGCTTGCCACGACCCCGCTGATTGAAGGCGTGACGCCGACCGGGTCGCAGCTCGCCAATCAGGACTACACCGCGACGCTCGGTCAGTACGGTGATTTCGTGACCATCACTGACGTGGTCATGGACACTCACACCGACCCGGTTCTGCGGGAAGCCACCGACATCCTCGGCGAGCAGGCTGCTCTGACCGTTGAGACGCTGCGCTTCAACGTCCTGAAGGCCGGCACCAACGTCTTCTACGGCAATCAGGTGGCCAGCCGCGCCAACGTCGCGACGGCTATCACGCTGGCTGATCAGCGTCGTGTCACCACGGCTCTGAACCGTCAGAACGCCAAGAAGATCACGAACGTCGTGGCTTCGACCCCCGACTACAACACCAAGTCGGTTGAAGCGGCCTACATGGCGGTCGTCCACCCGGATCTCGAGACTGACATCCGCGACATGAGCGGCTTCAAGCCGGTTGCGGATTACGGCCCGCACACCTCGCCCATGGAGGGTGAGATCGGTTCGGTCGAGCAGGTGCGCTACCTCTCGTCCACCGTGATCGCGCCTTGGGCGGACTCGGGCGCGGCTGTCGGCACCACGGGGCTTCGTTCCACCACGGGCTCGAACATCGACGTTTACCCGGTCATGTACTTCGCTCGCGACGCCTTCGGCATCGTGCCGCTGAAGGGCAAGTCCTCGATGACGCCGATGGTCGTCAACCCGAAGCCGCAAGCTGGCGACCCGCTCGCTCAGCGTGGCACGGTCGGCTGGAAGCTCTACACCACCACTGTCATCCTTCAGGAAGCCTTCATGGCTCGCCTCGAAGTTGGCGCCACCGCGTAATGAGCCTCGAGGGGGCTTCGGCCCCCTCGTAGCATGAAGCCACAGGAGACCTAAAAATGGCTGACTTCACTTCTCAATCCGCGGGTATGGCGAACATCGTCACTGGCTCGCACACGGGCGACGGCTCGGCGAAAGAGATCGACCTCGGTTTCACGCCGCGGTGGGTCAAGGTGATCGACGAGACCAACGTCATTCTCTGGGAGAAGGTCGAGGGCATGACTGCTGCCAACTGCACCAAGCAGGTGACGGCCGGCACGACCACGATCGAAACTTCGAGCGACATCACCTTCGATGACGATGGGTTCTCTCTCTCGGCGACGCTGAACGCCAACTCGGCTGCTCTTGCTTGGATCGCCGGAGCCTAACCTTCGCTGGGCTCTAAAGAGAGATGGGGGAGGCGGCCACGCGCCTCCCCCTATTTGCATAGGAGAACACCATGGACGAAGGATCTGTTCGCATTAAGCGTGCCGAGAACGGTTTCGAGGTCTGCATGATCGACCCCGAGGTCCGTAAGAAAAACATGGAGTCTGACGGCCGGTACGAGGATCCGGAGAAGCGCTACGTCTTCAAGACGCGCGACGAGGTCATGGAATTTCTCCAAGAAAACATGGACAAGCTCATGCCTGATATGGATGATGGTATGGGTAAAGAGTTTGATAAACTCACCAACGTGAAGGGATAGACCCATGGCCACGAAGAAAGAGCAGGAGGAGGCGCTTTTCGGCTCCAATCTCGAAGGCGAAGGCGAGGCTGTTGAGGCCACTGATGAGGCTGAAGCCGAGGTCAAGCCGAAGCCCAAGCCGAAACCGCGTTCGACGCGTCAGACCAAGCCCAAAGGCACCACGCGCATCATTCTCGAGGAGAGCGATGACATCCCGCCGACCGGGCTGTTCATCAGCCTCAACGGTCGCGGCTACATGATCAAGCCGGGCGAGGAGGTGGACGTGCCCGACCCGCTGATCGAAATTCTCGACCACGCCGTCATGGAGACCCCCTCTGTCGATCCTTCGACGCGCCGGGTCATTGGCTACAAGAAGCGGATGCGTTATCCTTACCGTCGCATGGGTTGAGGATGAGCTATGGAACTCGGTGAACTGCTCACGGAACTGCGGGAGAACATCCTGCATGATCGAAGTGACCGGATCACCGGTTCCTCCGATTATCTCTGGTCGGATGCGACCCTAATTCGCTACATCGACGAGGCTCAGCGCCGGCTGGCACGTGTTGGTCTAGTGATTAGGGATGGAACTACACCTGAAGTTACGGAAGTGGCTTTACAAACAGGTGTTACGGAATATAATCTGCATTCATCTGTCCTCGCGGTGACGTCCGCGAAACTGGCGGGGGATCGGGCTGATCTGACACGCACCACTCACGCGGCCCTCAATGGGTACCAAGAGCCCGATCCCCCATTTTTCAACCCAGATGCCTACCCCGACGCAACGCCCGGCAAGCCGCTGGCGTTTACGACCGATGAATACATGGTCGAGAGCGATGAGGGGTCGATGGAAGCGACTGCCCTGCGGGTGTGGCCGGCTCCGTCCGCGGACTACAACGGTCAGAACCTGAAGCTGCGCGTGGTGAGGCTCCCGATCAACCGCCTGACTGGCGACGACCTGTGTGCGGTGCCTGAGATCCCCGAGATGCACCACATGGAGATGCTGGACTGGGCGGCCTATCTCGCGCTCCGGATCGTGGATCTGGATGCGGGGGCCCCTGATCGGGCGGAGACGTTCCGGCAGACGTTCACCATGCACGCAATGGCGGCTCGCAAAGCAACCCTTCGCAAACTGTCCCGGAGGATGTATTTTAACCACGGACAGAACGGCTTTACTTGGAGCAGGTGACATGACTGGAAGACCGGATCCGAATAAGGAGCGTCGCGCCCCCGGCTCCACGCGGCCCAAGCCTCGTCCGAGCCAGCGTGAGCGCGAAGCGCAGGGGTTTGGTGAATGGGCCCGCTACAACTTCTTCACCAAGCCGTATGACGTGCTTGCAGGTCAAGGACGTGCTGTGAACGATACGGTCATGGGGGCGAGCTATGACGCGGCAGGCGCCTTGGGGGCTATCGCCGGCTTCCCCAAGTTCGCTGCGGACATGGAGCAGCGATCGGATCAGCTCTTAAACCGTGCGCAGCAGTCGTGGTTGGGCCTGTCTTCCGCTGAGCGTCGTCCAGACGCAGATTACACCGTCGACAGAGACGAGTTTGAGGCGATGCAGCCCGGCAGCGGACCGGCTTTCCCGGGTGCGCCCGGGTCTCCCACAGCATCCAAGCCTGCCCCTGAGCCGTTCTCGCGCGAGGGTGCGCGGGATGTGCCCGTTCGCTCGCTTGCCGAGATGCGTCAGGCGCTTGCTGCCGAGCGTCAGCAGAACGCCGAAGACATGGCCCGGATGAAGATGCTGGACATGGTCCAAGGGTATGACGAGGCGATCGCCTCGGCCAAGACGCCGGAGGAAGCCGAGGCCCTGAAGATGCAGCAGTTCTCGCTCCTTGAGCGACTGCTTGGCAACGGTGATGTAGCCCTCTCGCAATTCTTGGAGAACCAGTAATGGCGCCGAGGGACTACCTTCCCTCTATCGACAGCTATACCGGGCGGTGGCGCAACACGCAGAACCCCGCCACGCGCTTTAATCCCTCGGTAGACCCTCGTCGAGAGCAGGACCGCCCAAGCATTCTTGGCGGCGGCCTTCGCGCGGGCTTCAACGAGCTGCAGGCCAACGCCGGCGACGTGTACTCCATGGCGGGTCAGTTCTTTGGCAGTCAGGGGATGATCGATGCAGGTGCGCAGTATGCCGAGCGCAATGAGGCCGAGGCGGCCGAGTTTGGCAGGCCTGACCTTGAGCGCGCCCCGTGGCAGGAAGGTGGCGCCCCGTGGATACCGTATATCGGCTATCAGGTGGCCAAGCAGGGTCCACTGCTGGCGGGCATCGCTGCGTCCTCGTACCTCACGGGCGGTGCTGCGGCCATGGCGGCGTCTGCGCGCGGTCTTCAGGCTGCCCGGGCGGCCCAGATCGGCCTCAACGCAAGCCGGGCCGGTGGTCTAGGCTTCACCTCCGGTACAGGTGCGGGGCAGATCTACGGCTCTGCGCGCGAGCGCGGTGACCCTAACCTACAAGATGCGCAGCAGGCGCTGATGCTGGCGCCGTTCTACGGTGCGGCCGAATACGCGGTTCCGTTCGGCTTGGGCAAGGTGGCCAGAGGTGCCAAGCTGCCCGGCATACTCGGCACAAGCCGCAAGGCGGCGTTCGGTGAGGCGATCCTCGGCGCTGGCGCTGGTGAGATGGGCACGGAAGCGGTGCAGACGGCCATGGAGCTGTCTGTGCGCCCTGACCTCTCCCCGGCGGAGAAGGCTGACCAGATCGTCAATGCGGCCCTCACGGGCGGTCTTGTGGGCGGCGTCCTCGGTGGCGGCGCTGGTGGCATCAACGCTATCACCCGTGCCTCGCGTGACAAAGCCGCGACCGATCTCACGAACGACGATCTTGGGGATATTGTTGATGGAGGTCTGGCACCTGAGCCGGAGCCTCAAGGCCCGCCTGCGATCGCGCAAGATCCGCCCCCTCAGCAGCTGCCGGCACCTGACATCTTCGAGCGCGGGGATGTGCCGCTTGTTGACGTCCCGGACAGAGATCTCAACCGGGATGCTCAGGCTCTTGCTGCCTCGGTTCAGACGGGCAACGCCAGCCAACAGGAGCTGGAAGCCTTTGACGCGGTTCTGGCCGAGGAGCGGGCCCGGCAGGAGCGCCGCGGACGCCCGGCAGCTAACGATGCGACTGCGATCGCCGAGATGGCCGAGCAGCAGGCTGTCGAGACCACGCGCACCAAGCTCCGCAAAATGTATGGCAAGAAGGCCAAGGTCTTCAACGAGATCGAGCCGCGCAACATGTTCGAGGCCGGTGCCCAGATCAAGGAGCGCCTGCTGTCCGGCGACGATACGAGCCAGACGACGCAGGTGGCCGAGGCCATGGGCATCGTCGATGAAAATGGTCGCTTCATCGAGGAGCGCAACGTCCCGGAGGAGCTTGCGGCCAAGCGGCAACAGCTTGCTGAAGCCAGACGGCGGCTGGAGCTGGCGCGTACGCCCGAGCAGCGTGCCAAGCAGAAGCGCATCGCTGAGCGCGTGACGAAAGAGGCTGAGGAGCTGGCTGTGAAGGCCCAGTTCGCGGTCGAGGTAGAGAAGTTCCGCTCCGTTGACCGTGATGCCGCCATTGAGCGTCGTCGCCGCGGTGCAGCAGAGGCACCCCTGCCGGGTGAGCAGGTTCCGATCTCCGGCAACTTGGCTTCGAGCATTCCGCTCAGCCGCATGACAGAACGTGAGCAGATGGCGCCGCAGCGTGAGCAGGCCCCCGAGCCTGAGCCGGCGCCTGATACCGGCGAGCAGCTGGAGCTGCGTGGGTTTGAGTTCAGCGCAGGCCCGCGTGACAGCGTGTCCGGCACGGCCATGAGTGAGGCCCTGCCCCCGGTTGATCAGGCGGCGACGCGCCGGGCAGCCCGTCAGGCCGAGTACGAGGCAGCCGAGGCTCAACGTGATCAGCAGGATCTTCGCAACCGCGACACCCGTGTCACGGCTATGGCCGCATGGGATCGACTGAACGGTGACGGCAAGACGACCTTCGAGCAGCTTACACCAGAAGCGCAGCAAGAGTGGATGGACCGCGTAGCTACCGGTCGCGCGGACATGCGCACCTTCCGCCGTCTGCGCCAGCGCCGCCGTCGCACCCCGGCTACCCGGTTCATGAGCCCCGAGGAGGTGAATGTCGTCGAGGACGCCGCGGTCGAGCCGACCATCGCCAAGCGCGACAACGAGCCGGTCTATGACGTAACCCTGCCCAGCGGGCGCAGCATCGCGATCAACTACGTGCGCCAGAAGGGCGTGCAGCCCGGCTGGTACATTCGCGGTATGGAGGGCCAGCCGGAAGGGCGCCTGCAACCCACTGAGAAGGGCGCTCGCGGCGCTGCACGGGCGCTGCAGCAGCTGGCGACCGACAACCAGCTTCCGCAAGAGGTTCGCGAGCGTGAGCAACGCGCCCGGCAGCGTGGCGTACGGTACCGGCAGGGCACCGAGGGTGCTCGCCGTGTCCCGCGCGCTGACGTGGTCGAGGATATGCAGCGCAACTTCGAGGGCTGGGGCTTCAATATCGCCGTGGTCAATAGCGCTGAGGATCTGCCACCCGCTATCTCGGCTCAGGTGCGCACCGACAACCGCACTGGCGCGGCTGCCCTGATCGATCAGCAGGGCAACATTTATGTCTTGGCTGACAACCTCACCACGCGCAGCGAGGGCGTGGCAGCGGTCTATCACGAGATTTTGGGGCACGCGGCACTGGCCCGTAAGTTCGGCGAGGATCTGGACAAGGCCCTGATGTCCTTCTACCGGGGCAACTTCGAGGTCCGGGCGCGGGCGGATATCTGGCTGCAGGAAAACGAGGGGGTCTATCCGGACGCTAGGAACCGCAAGGCTCGCGCGGTCGAGGAGGTTCTGGCGGAGATGTCCGAGATGGGCCTCATCCAGACGTCGTTCCTTGACCGGGTATGGGCGGTCATCAAGGAATATCTCCGCAAAGCGGCCAAGCGGTTCAAGGGCATCGACCGGGCGCTCCGGGCGACGCGCGCAACGAACCCGGATCTGTTCTCGGATCGTGAGCTTCGGGCTATCCTCTCCATGGCCCAGTGGCAGGCTGTCGGGCGGGCCGAGCAGGTTACGCTCAACGGCATCCGGTACATGTACACCGGCTTCCAGCCGATCACGCCCATCAACAACCAGAGCCGGCTGTCGCAGGTCCAGCGCCAGCGTCTCACCAAGCAACGCTCCGAGGCCCGCCAGATGGAGCGTCGTGGCGCTCCCATGCACGAGATCGTCCTCAAGACGGGCTGGCGGCGTAACCCGCTCGACGGGGCGTGGCGCTACGAAATCTCTGACCAGAACGCCAGTCTGATTGACGGCATGTCCGCGGCGCCGGTGCTCATGGAGGAGACGCTGACCAAGAGGCAGGTGGTGGAGCAAGGCGCACGGCTGGATACGGTGCTCAACCACCCGCTTCTGTTCAACTTCTACCCCGAGCTGGGCGATGTGAAAGTGGTCCGGTACAATAGCCCGGACAGCAACCGCGGTGGCGGGATGGCTACAGACGGCACCTACATGCTCATCAACGATGCGAAGCCTGACCCCCTGTCCACGGTGTTGCACGAGATCCAGCACTGGATTCAGCGCCGTGAGGGCTGGGCTGCTGGTGGGGCGGTGTCTACGGCCCTTGAGACCTTGAGCAAGGATCAGCAGAAGCGTCTCCTCATGCGGATGCACCAGCGTCACAGCGACGCGCAGTGGATGTATAACTCTCAGCGCAGGGTCGTCGAGGCAGCGATGGCCGACGAGCGCTGGGAGACGTTTGAGCAGGCAGGCAAGGCCCTCACCCGCATCAACCGCCAGATGGACGCGATCCTTGATCGCGATGACGGCGTGGTCCCGGATGAGATGCAGAACGCCTATACACTGGCGTTCCGCCGGGTGGAGGAGCTGGGATATGATCTTGCTGAGACGCACGCGGATACGGCCCATGGGCCGAAGTTCGAGGCGGCTCGCAGCGCGCTGTCTAAGGCGGCGAGGCTGGACACGCAAGAGTATCTGGACTTTCTCAACACGGCTGAGGAAGCAGAGAAAAAGGC